CTAGTCAAGTCGCATTATGTATGGCACTCGTTAAGGTATCTCGGCTTAGTGAATCACCAAATCACGAAGACAGTCTTAAAGACGGACTTGCTTACCTTTCGATATACAAATCAGTCCTTGATGCAGAGATGGACACGCAATTCACATGGGGGGCTGACTAATGTTTAATTTAGCTGATTACGAAACAGTCGAGAGCCGACTAGAAAAATGGTGGAAGGATTATCCAGATGGAAGATTGGCAACAAAGATTGAACAGGCCACAGACACTAGATACATTGTTAGTGCTGAATTATATAAAACGGAAGCCGATGCAAAAGCGTACGCGACCGGGCTTGCTAGTGAGAGCGTTTCTGATCGCGGTGTTAATTCAACTTCTGCATTGGAGAACTGCGAGACTTCAGCGATCGGCCGTGCGCTTGCAAACGCTGGTTATGCAGCTAAAGGCAAACGTGCATCCAGAGAAGAAATGAGCAAAGTTGCAGAATTTAAACCTAAATACTCTGCACCCGGATCTAAATCAGCTGCGATGGAAATGGCGTTACATATTGTGGAGCAGAAATCTAATGCTGTCGTTGAAGGTGCTGGTCCAGTTGAGTGGTCTGTTGGTGAAACTGTTACTCAAATTGGCGAGGTTGTTAATGTTAGTTTTACTTGCCGGCATGGTGATATGGTAAAAAAAGAAGGTATAGCCAAAGCTACAAATAAACCATACGCTGGTTATGTATGCAGCGCACCTAAAGCAGATCAATGCGATGCTAAATGGGCAAAACTTACAGCTGCCGGTACTTGGTACTGGCCTGATGATTCTGAGTCTGGTAAAGGGGGTGAATAAATGGGATATATTGAAATCCTACGTGGTGGACCTTACCTGGAACGAATAGAGAACGACCAGGTAAAGTTCATACCATCAAGTGACTTATGTATAGCCTGTAATGATGACAGGTTAATACATAGTGGTAATTACTTGATTTGTACTCAATGCAAGTGTCGGCAGTAAGGATATTACCATAATGCACCCACAATTTAAATGTAATGGATGTAAACGCAATACCGAGTTCTTATGGCTGGAGCAGTTAGACACGCCAGAGGGATTTAAGGCTTATCAGTGCATGGAATGTGGATGTGTCGGTGTTAAGAATATAGCTGAGGCTTTGCATATACCAGACGACGATATATGCAGGTGCGATAAGTGTGGCAGTTGGACCTTTGCAGCCGTGGGCTGTCACACTTGTCTATTAGTAAAGGCCAAATAATGCCTACCTATGAATACAGCTGTAATGATTGTGGCACTTATGGATCTATACATAAATCCTATGATGACGATGTTACCGGTATTAGTTGCCCTCGATGTAATCTACAAATGTCCCGCATCTACTCAGCACCAAGTTTGATATTCAAAGGTAATGGATGGGGTAGTAAGCCATGAGTGAGGCTGGCTATGATTCTAACTGGATTGATCAATACAACATTGTGCCTTACTTCGCCTTGCCGTCTGACCAGCACTTATGTTAATGGATTTGGAGTGATGTGATACCCTTAAACGCAAATTCGCTTTCAGAGCGAAAGGGCGATCTGCGAAGCAGAAAGATCGCAAGGTTTGGTTTGGTGATATCTCTATCCTTTTCCTTGAATACTGGTATGTTAAAAGATTATTCCGTTGCAGTAACTGATAATTCAATACCTAACTTAAAGCTATATGCTTACAATAAATTCAAGACTTATGATCAATTTGATTGTTATAACTACATAATAATAAGAGAAAGCAATTGGAATTATAAAGCCCGATCAGGTAGTCATTATGGTTTAGGCCAGATGCGTAACAGGATGGTCTTACAGCTCACACCTAAACAACAGATTGATCTACACTATAAGTACATAGCACATAGATACGGTATAGTAAATGGTGAACCTAATGCGTGTTTAGCAGCTGAGCATTTAGATAAGATGGGATGGCATTAGTGTTAAACAAGACAGCCAAACATCAACGATCCATTGGTACTACACGTTGGAAGAAGCTAAGACTTACCATACTTGCACGTGATGGTTATACATGTTATGCCTGTGGTGGTGAAGCTAATCAAGTAGATCATATATATCCACGCGCTAAAGGCGGAGACACTTTCGATCCATTAAATTGTGCAGCCATTTGTGCTAAATGCAACGTCCTTAAAGGAGATCGTTTTTTTAGCCCGATGCCGACCCCCCCTGTCTTTCCTGCCTCATCTCTCCCTGAGACGGTCCAGATCGTTCCGGATTCACCTTTTATGCGACCAGAAGGGCTACAAATTGAACACGGATAATACAAATATAATCCCCATTAAACGAGGGGTCGGGTTAATTGGCAGCACGCAACCAAGAATCCACACGCCGTTATTAAAGACAGCTACTAAATCACAAGAAGTTGCAGATCTAGCGGAGAAGATTGGTTTACCGCTTATACCTTGGCAACGCTGGGTGCTAGATGATTTACTATCTGTGGATGCTGCCGGTAATTGGTTAAAGAAGTCAGCATTAACCTTAGTAGCTCGTCAGAATGGCAAGACCCACCTTGCACGTATGTTAATTCTTAGCCATTTATATTTATGGGGTAGTAAAAACATATTAGGCATGTCATCTAATAGAAATATGGCATTAGATACATTTAGGCAAGTTGCATACACAATTGAAGATAATGACTTCCTAAGAAAAGAAGTAAGACAGATCCGTTTGGCTAATGGTCAAGAATCCATAAGTTTAAAGAATGGCGCAAGGTATGAAATTGCAGCTGCGACTAGAGATGCTCCACGTGGTAAAACAGCCGACTTTTTATATTTGGATGAATTACGCGAATGGTCAGAAGAAGCATTTACAGCTGCATTACCGGTAACACGCGCCCGGCCTAATGCTATGACTTTAATGACAAGTAATGCCGGTGATGGTTTTAGTAGTGTTCTTAATGATCTTAGGGAACGTTGCATATCATACCCACCTGCTAATTTAGGTTATTACGAATATTCTGCTCCGCAACATTGTAAAATACATGATCGCAAAGCCTGGACTATGGCAAACCCGGCACTTGGTCATTTAATTACAGAGCAAACATTAGAAGAATCTGTTAACACTAATAGCGTGGAAGCCACACGTACAGAAATGCTTTGTCAGTGGATTGATTCGGCGGTCAGTCCTTGGGTTTACGGCAGTATAGAGGCATGCAGTGACAGCGCATTAGAAATCCCTGTTGGACCTGCAACTATAATGGCATTTGATATTGCACCGACAAGGCGATCTGGAGCTTTGGTTATGGGCCAAGTAAAAGATGGAAAAATAGCAGTAGGGCTCGCACAGTTGTGGTCTAGTGAGATTGCTATTGATGAAGTCAAGATGGCTAGTGATATAAATGAATGGGCGCATAAATATCGGCCTACTGTTATTTGTTTTGACAAATACGCTACGCAAACATTGGCTACAAAATTAGAGCAAACCGGATGGCGCATACAAGACGTATCCGGTCAAGCGTTTTACCAAGCATGCAGTGATTTATCTGATGCTATGGCTAATAGCAGATTAGTACATTCAGGTCAAGAGGAATTGGTGCAACATCTTAATAATTGTGCTGCTAAGACTAATGATGCTGGCTGGCGCATAATTAGACGTAAATCAGCTGGTGATGTTACAGCTGCTATCTCCCTTGCTATGGTTGTATCAGAATTAACTAAACCGCAACGCACCGCCGCAATATTTGCCTAATTTGCACCATTAGTCCGTTTTATGGTATAAAGTACCTATATGGGTCTATTGTCTGCTTTGGGAATTACATCTAATAACAAATCCGTTAAAGCGCAATACGCCCCTGCCGTTATGCAGAGCTTTGGTTATGGCCCAGGCAGTATCGGATCAGGTTATGGTTATTCACCAATAGATAGATCCCTAGCTATGCAAGTGCCAGCTGTTGCAAGATGCCGCAATTTAATTGCAGATGTAATTAGTTACATGCCATTAGAACTTTATAATAAAAAAACTGGAGAAGAATTAGGATCACCAGTTTGGTTAGAGCAACCTGATATTAGACAACCTAGAGCTGTTACGTTATCTGCAACCATAGATAGCCTTATATTCTATGGTGTTGCTTATTGGAAAATTACAGAAGTTTATGCCGATGATTTACGCCCTGCAAGATTTGAATGGGTAGATAATAACCGCGTTACTCCGATATTTAATAATAGAAACACAGAAGTGCTTTATTACAATTTAGACGGTAGCACATTACCAATGTCAGGCGTTGGATCACTTGTTACATTTCAAGGATTAAATCAAGGTGTATTGCAAACTGCTGGTCGCACAATCCAATCAGCATTAGATTTAGAAAAGGCCGCAGCCGTAGCAGCGCAGACCCCAATGGCTACCGGATACCTAAAAAATACCGGTGCAGATCTTCCAGAAGATCATGTACAAGGATTATTAGCAACATGGAAAGCATCGAGAGCTGCTAGATCAACTGCATATTTAACTAGCACTTTATCTTATGAAACTATTGGTTATTCACCTAAAGATATGATGTATAACGAAGCATCCCAGTATTTAGCAACACAAATTGCTAGAGCGATGAACGTACCGGCATACATGATTAGTGCAGATATGAATAATTCTATGACCTATCAAAATATTATTGATGGCCGTAAAGAGTTTGTGGCATATTCTCTACAACCATTTATTTGTGCAATTGAAACACGTCTTAGCATGGATGATATTACAACTAGAGGTAATGAAGTAAGGTTTGCGGTAGAGGAGTCATTTTTACGTGCCGACACAATGCAAAGACTTGCAGCAATAGAGAAAATGTTACAACTTGGCTTAATCGATGTAGAGCAAGCTAAAGGCATGGAAGATCTAACCCCATATGGAAATGAGAGTGGTAATGTTACTAACCTTCAATAGTTCAATTGAAAGTTCTGACACAGAGCGTAGAGTTATAGCTGGCAAAATTGTGCCATACGAAGTGGTGGGTAATACATCCGCCGGACCTGTCGTATTTGCTAAAGACTCAATTGCAATTGGTGATCCTGGCAAAATT